CACCTCAAACTCGTTGGGTGCCACTGCCGTGCCGTCGTCAGTGATGGCAAGGATGGTGCCACCAGCGGACGTGGAGACGGTCAGCGCACCAGTGGCAGCCGTGTAGGACAGCACGTAATAGGTGGTGGCTGCATCGATGGGCGAGGGCAGCGTGCCAGTGCCGGAGCCGCCGGTCTGGCTGTTGATGACACGGAACTTGACGGGATCGCCAACCTTGAAATTCAGGTACGGCTGAACGGTGATAACATCCGTGCTGGCATTAACGCCAGACTCGGGGAAGTTGCCGTTGGTGCCGGCGGGTTTGTAGTAAAGGGCGCCGGACGTACCGGACAGAACAGTAACAGCCATGTTGTGAACGGCAGTGGCTGCGCTCAGTCTAAATAGGCTTCAAACGTTGCGGTTAACTGCGTCTGATAGTACGGCTGCGGCGCAGCAGGCGTTACTTGCGCCGGCCCAGATACTGGGTCAAAGATGATTCCCGATACGGTCACACGGTCAAATAGATCCTTGACCCGCTCGGCAATTGTGAAGTTAGCTGCAGTGCCAGCGCCAACGGGGGTGAAGATGTTCACAGTCAGCACGCCATTGTGCCGGTTAAACCCTGCGCTATTAGCCGGCAGCAGCGTGGCATAGGCATTGTCGCCAAAGCGGATGAATGCCTGCAGCCACGGTGCATTGTTTGGTGGCGTAAATGGCACGTTCTGATAGCTCACCGGATATGCCGGTGCAATTGCCATCTGCGTAGCAATGCGCCCTTCAATGGCAGCACGGACATCATTGATAGTGCTGCTCATGATTCCCTGCCGATGCGTGCTGCCGCAATTCTGACCCGGCCTTGCACGTCCTTGGCGACGCCTTGAATCCAGCCGGCCTGCCCACCAGGCGCTCCGCTGGTTTGCCTGCTACTGCCATTGGCTAGCGATTCGGCATATGGCAGATTGTTGTGGACGCTATACACGTTGCCGATGCGCTCTTGGCTATAACCAGTGCGCGCTAATGGTGGTGCGCTGCCGTAGCTGCCAGGTGCTGCAACGCCTCCCGGTGCTGCATTCTCGCCTACCTGCCAGCTAGCACGAAAGCGGCCAGTATCGACGGGGCTGGCTTGCTTGAGCAGGCTGTCAGTTTCCAGCACCGATGCACGCAGCAACTTCTCCATTTGCCGCTCTGCGTAATCACCGATATCGCCAACCCGTATGGTGCGTGCCATTAGTCCCTCAGGATTAACTCATAGGTGATGGCGGTATTGTCCTGCTCAATAGTCCGCACCTCAATCACCTGCAGCGCACGACCCGCAATGATGACGCGATCAGCTGTAGTCGGTGCGTTGGCCAAATCAGCTGCGGCAACCATTAACCGCTTGTCGCCAGCTTGAATGAGGTCGTTCACCTCACGCAGGCTGACATCTTCCAGCACGCCACGCACTGTGGTGTCTGTGGTGGTTTCAGCAGCAGTGCCAGTTGTTGGGTTGTAGCTACCCATCGTGACGCGGCGGATGGTCGCCTCACCGCCAAACCGCGCCATTAGCTTGCTGGCAACCTTGCGTAGCGGGTTAGCTAAAGACATCAGGCCACCTGCACTGCAGTCAGGATAATGCCAGGGATAGATGGATGCGCCGGCCCCGATGGCGACGATGGCAATGATTGGATGCTAGCTTCTACGTTTGTGGTAGACCAAATTAACTCTAGATAGTCGTTAGCGGCAAGTTTTAAGACGTAATTGACGCAGCCAATAACGTGACCATCAACGCTGCCATGTCTAGAAATAATACTGAATTTGCTATCTGACGCAGGTATGTCCCCGCTGGTGCCGCTGTCATTCTTGCGTAGCCAGATGTTGATGTCGTGAATCGATGTGCTGGTATTTACAAATTGGACCGAATAAATGATGCTGTAAACACCACTGCGGGAAAACGTAACGCGCGAACCGTTGGCAATGCTGATGCCTTGGCTGTCTGGATCTGTTGAGCCAATGGCAACTGAGTATGCCGTATTGGCTGCTGCGGCAATTTGCTGTGTTGTGTCATAAAACGACCCCCACAGCAATTGATTGCGGACGGTATCAAGCTGACTGGTAAACGGATTTAACTTAAATGCCACAAGTCAACTCCGCACAACGGTCAGCATGTTGTTGTTGGTGTCGTATGTCATTGTTAAAACAGCAACGACTTTGCCGCCAGTGCCGCCGCGCTTGTACGTTGCAGTCAGTAGATTATTGCTGGCATCGTAAGTGTTAACAATGCAGTCATGCGTTGGGATGTCAAGCCCTTGCCTAGGGAATGCATCGCCGCCGCCAGGAAGAACGTATGCCATCACACTTTGTAAGCAACGACTTTGCCGGAGGCAAGAGTAACACTGGTAAATACACCAGAGACCGAATCGCCCGCCTTGAGCGGCACTGATGCAAACGTATTGCCAGTTTGGTTCTCGATCACAGCGCTGGCGATTACTGCATCAGCCACAGCGTAGATCTGCCAGAAGCGGCCGGTATGTGCAGCGGTATCGTCGATGTATTCAAAGCCGATGCTGTAAGACCGATCCATGGTCAGCTCCGTTTGATCGCAACGTTACCTGGTCCACTAATTCTAAGCCCTGTCAAATAGCGCTCCATGATCGGCGGTACCTTGTCTACGCCGACAGCGCCATAGCCAAGGTTAGGCGTCACATCCAGACTGCCGATTTTGACGTTTTTGTAGTCTTCCAGCCCGCTAAGGCCAAGGCCGTCTGGGTTGTTGTTAAGGTAAACGGCCAGCACCACCTGCGCGCGCTTAATTTGATCTGGGATTTCGTTGTCGGCGAAGTAGTCGGTGGTAATGCGAAACGGAAATCCAACCGCATAGGTATTGATATAGGTATCGGGCTTGCGAACACCAGTTCGCGGCCATTGCATTGACTGGGTATCAGTAGAGCGAGCACCAAGAAAGCGTTCACGATCTAATCTTTGCGCAGCGGAATACAACGCACGGTTTTTGTTATCCGTGGTTGCGGCAGCCCATGCTGTTGCATCAGCATCTAGCACCATGCCATCAATGATGGCTTGTGCATCAGCCAGCGTCAGATACGAGTTTGCGTCTGCCGCGTTTGGCGTTGCGATGATCGTGATTGCCATCGTCAGGCTCCGTTACATCTAGTGTAGGCATTGGCTCTGCAATAGAAAATGAGGCCACCTCCAAAGAGGCAGCCTCACGATCACGCAGTCGCCGGAAAGCGAACAACCCCATCAGACGCGCTTGAGCAGCACGGTCAGGATCACACCAGCCAAAGCGGTGGTGGTGCCTGTCACGTCAAGCGCCAAGCGGTTGCCGGCTTCCAGCACCAAGTTGCCATTGGTGGCGGTCAGGGCAGGAGCTTGCTCGGTCAGGGCAGTGCCCTTGAGGTCGAGCTTGGTATCGCCGAGGAGGTCATCACCGGCGGTAGCAGCTTCAGTGCCTTGGCAGCGACGAATGGTACCGGTAACGGCGCTACCATCGGTGCCAGCAACAGTGTGGATTTCACGCACTGCTACCACTTCGCACTTCACCGGAGCAGTGAAGAACTGCACGTCGGCCACCGAGGAGGTAATGACGTGAGTAGCAACGATGTACTGCTCAGTGCTGACTTCAAACTGAGAAGGTTGAGCCATGGTTAGTTACCTCAGAAATTAGAAGTGACGGTGCCACGGACGATACCAAGGTTCTTGGTTTCGTACACCTTGGTCCAGTTGCCGATGGTGGCAAGCTGAGCTTGGGTGGGGTTGGGGGTCGTGACGGCCCACTTAGCGCCCACAGGGTGGTAGCAGTAGTGCAGGTCGATGGACATGGCATCGCTCTTGGCGAGGATGTCACGGTCAGTTTCGGTCTGCATCGCCATTTGCTCACCGCTGGCAATAGCGCCTTGGGTGAAGAAATAGACGGGGTAGTTGGTGCTGGTAGGCGCCAAGTCGTCGGAGACGATCACGCGCAGGCCCATGTAAGTGGGCACAGAGTTGTCGCCACCGTAGGCACCAGCGATGCTGCCTGCAAACACAGGAGCAATGCCGGTGGTAGCCACGGTGCCGCCACCGCGTGCTTCGGTATTGGTCACGTAGTCAATGGCCTTGCGCTCAACGAGGTCGTAATAGACCGCAGAGTGCATGGCAACAGCGGTGAGCTTGTCGCCTTGATCACCCAGCAGCGCACGAGCCTTGGCCACTTGGCGAGGACCAAGGGCGGTCATGCCGCTCAGGTCAAACGACAGCGGAGCAAAAGCAGCGCCGGTGTTGGAGGTCAGACCGCCGAACACGCCTTCCAGCACCTTGATCAGGTCTTTCTGGCGTTGGTTGGCTACATAGGATGCCACCTTGGCGCCGATGGCAGCCATGGGGTCGCTACCAGCGGCCAGAGCTGCAAGGTCGCGGGCCTCAAAGGCGCGGCCACGGTGCAGGATCACGCCAACTTGCTTGTCAGCAGTGATTTTGCCGGGCGTCAGCGAGGTGCTATCGGTCAGCACCTCGAAATCGCCGGAAAGATTGGCGCGCCAGAATGGCACATTGATAAAGTCACCACCCTCTACAGCATTCAGCTCCGCCATGGGCTGCACCACGCCGGATGCCAGGAAGGCATCACGCTGGGTGGTTTGCTCAATGACGTAAGGCGTGAAAATCTCGGGGATGATGACATCAGAGCGAAGAGTCGCCATGATGAAACCTCAGGGAATGGTTGATTGCGGGCGCAGCCCTTGGATGCCCAGCGCAGCCGGTTGCAAATATATTAACGTCCTGCTGCAGCTTTCAATCGGTTGTACATATCACGGTCGGTACGGAACAGACGTGATTGCTCGGTCAGATTGAATGCTTCAGGCAGGAACGGGTTTTTGATGCCCAAGGTGGCGTCACCATTGCTGCGGCCAGATGGTGCGCCGCTGCCTTGGGGCTTGGGTTGCTTTTGCATCCAAGCTGGCAACGTCTTGGCCCATTCGCTCACTGGCGTGCGCTGGTAGCCATCGACGACGACAACTGTGCCATCAGGATCGCGCTCAATCTGATCGCTACTCAGCTTGGTTTTAAGCACCATGTCTGGATCATGCACGATATCCGCCAATGCGGTCACGGCTGGTGTGACCAGCTCCAGCTCACGGACACGGGACTCGAGTTCTGCGATGCGCTGGTCCTTCTGCGCCGTCGCCTCACGGAACTGTTGCTCCAAAGCTTGCCTTGCTTCGGAATATTTTCCTTGTTGCTCAAGTTCGGCTTGTTCGGCTTTACGCTTGAAATCAAGCAGCTCGTCGATGTTGACGCCATCGGGTAGCTTCGGTGATTTCTTAGCTGACCGCAACTCGGCAATCAACTCTTGATTCTTGCGTTCTAGGGCTTCAACGCTACGTTGTAGCGCTTCAGTGTCACCAGTTGCCGCAGGCTCCTGGATCTGGTTTTCGTCGGACATGCGTATCCCGCAGGGATAGAGTGCGCTCCTACTTTACGCCTTTGCGCTTGCGTTTCTTGGCAGTCTTAGCTGCAGCCTTAAATGCAGCAGCAGATGGCCTGCCCTCTTCACCCTTGCGTGCC